AGCCAAATAAAGGCTCTTTATAGATATGATCCAAAAGAAAATTTATCCCAATGAAAGCAAAAAAACCATTTCACAATCTTACAAAATCCATATACTGTGTTTATGTACAGTTGTTTTGTTTGGGGGGGGATAGATGGACGATGAGTTAAGAGAGCAGGTGCGATTGGAACGTGTTGAATTGATTGCAAGACTTGCTTCAATGAGTGTTTGCCAAGAGCGTGACAGAGAGATCGCACTTAATCTCATTGCTGAAATTGCAGCTGATGCTCAATTACGATACAGGCATTTTTCAGTGATATTTTCTGCTACCCCCTTTAAGAACTGATAATGATTTTCATATGTTTAAATTGCGAACAATCATAGAGGGTAGAGTAAGCTCGGGGTGATACTCTATAAAATTTACATCCTTTCAATGTAATGTAGACTTTGATATTTACTGGGATGAGTGACTCGGTTTGTTCAGTGACTAAATGAAAATTATTAAAGAGAAATTGAATTGAAAAATAATTAATTAGTTTGAAGTTAAGCGGCACCAAAAAAGTGCCGCAATTATTTTTTATTTTTTCTTATGAGTTTTTATAAGCGAGTTATAAAGAACTTCAGTAAAGTCTTTTTCATGCTTGGTATCAATGATAGCCAACCCAGAGCGAGTAATCTTAACTTTACCATTATAAGATGGTGATATGACGGAAATTATAACACGATCTACTCTTGATTTATTTTTTTCTGGAAAGTTATTATTGTAATAATCCCTTAAATCTTTGCTGCTAGATATTTGCATTTTAGCCAAAGCATTTGGCGATACTGTCATTTGTGATATTTCTATCTGAATGATATCTAAAGGTGTCTCAGTGGCAATTGAGTCTACCCAAGAAATTGGCTCAACATCTATTTCTTCAAGGCTAATCCCTAGCCCTAAAGTTTTAACTAAGCTAATAGCAAAAGGTTTGAGGCTTCGTGGGGGATTGATTAGGGCAATTATAGGTAAGGAATCCTTGTTAATATAAAACTCTACTACCCTATATTCAATGCGTTCAAAAGTAGATGACTCGCCATAAAGAGTAGGTATGGTATCTTGAAAGGTTATTTTCTCAACATATCTACCATTTATTTCATGATCTCTAATTTTATCAAATAGAAATCCCTTACCGTTTTCATCTGTGTAGGATTGCGTTTTCAGCTTTGCAACCATGTCAGATATAGACAAAGAAACGTTAAGTAACATCCATTTAATCTTTTTCATTTCCCTTATCCTCTGCGATAGTTGATAGTATTATATTATAAGCTTTTTCCGCTGAATCCTCAATGAGTTTGCTGATGAGTTTCTTTTCAATTTCATTAGCAATTCTACTGGTTGCATTATATTTTCCCTTGCTGAAGTTATTTATTCCCTTAACATTGAAGGCAAAATCAGTGCAGAGTTCTGAATTTTTGAAGAATGCTTCGAGAATTATTCTGTCACCAACTTTATCAGTGGGTATGCTGGCCCATGAGACACGACTTATATAATAACCTTTATTATGAAGGTCTGAGAAAATTGAAGATGAATTTACAGATTCTCCTTTTAATACTGCTTTTTTCACATAACCCGCATCGATTTTCTCGTCTTCATCATCGTCATTATCGAGCGCATTCATTCGATTAACTTCAATGTTGTTAACGTCCTCAACTTGGTATCCTTCAATATTGTGCATCAAATCATTAAAAAATTGACTTCTAAGCCCTGGGTTCGTGACTGCCTCTAAACTAATTTCGAACTTCGGTATTGAAGTGTTTTTTATAGATGAAAGTTCTTTCTCGATTAATGTTGTCAATTCTTTGGCTTTTTGATTTTGTGGCATTCTGACATCAATTTTATCTTTACTAATAGAGAAGTCTATTTTTACACTTTTTTTATCAATCTGTCTGAGCTCAGTTCGCGACAGGTCAATGTCGTCGTAGTGTAATTCAAGCGATATGCCACCATCTTTTCTTGTTGTAATTTTAAATACTTCAGATTTCGTAGTAGGATACTTTTTTTTCATCTTATCTATAGCTTCTTTCATTTCTTCTTGGCTAGAAGAAGTATTTAACGAAACTTTAGTTTGGCTTTCTCGTACATCATAGGTTTGTACTTTACTTTTTATTTCCTGCAAGTCAGCATATGAATGTGGAAGTTTGCATACTTCTACAATCAAGCTTTCTCTATCTAGTTCCTCAGAGAGGATAATTCCTTTCCTCAATAAAATGTCATGAAGAATGGCTGGAGTGATTCGCTTGTGATGTAATGCATCATAAATGTTTTTTTCTGTGGCATAGTATAAAGTATTATTATTTTTCATTAGCGGATCTCCATTCCAATTTCTTCAAGGTTGAAATTCAATATGGTGTTTTCGCATATTTCCATAGTGATTTTATCAAAGAATCTTTCTTGTTCCCCATGTAACCAGAAAGAGCTGTATTTTTTCTTGGCATTTGAAAAGTTATGTGGTGCATCTTCATTTGGATTGGCATGAACTAATCTTATTTTTATATTTTTACTTTCATTAAGTATTTGAAAGTTTGAAAGCATGTCAAAGAAATATACAAACTCATCTATTGAATGACCAGCTTGATTGTAATAAATGATAAACCCTTCATCCCTGGTTTCATCGCCAAATGTGAAGTTTTCATGTTTGATTATTAAATACGGGGAGGTGAGGGCTTCAATAGTCGCGGGAGTTCTATTATTAAGTGGGTGTTTGAGGCGTGTTAGTGACATATCTGGATAAAAGAAATGGTATTTGTTAGGGTGCGGTAAGTTACCCTCTCCCGTCAAATATTTCATGTCGAATGCAATGTTTATAATATCATGTATTTTATAAGGATCTAAAAGATACAGCTTTTGAGAATTTGGCAGTGTCAATTTAGAAACATCAACTTGTTTCATTATTTTGCTATAAAAATCTGAATCGTAAAGGTGATCATGGTTATAAAGAAATAACAGGCCTTTTACGTCAAATCCTAATGTGTCATCATCAAGGTATTTATTACGCCAAGCCTCATTTGTGTTTGCACAGTCAATAGCTAGTGATAATGTTCTTAACGCATCTTCAATCTTACCTTTAATTATTGATGTGTTACCGTAGCTCTTTAGGTCGGTGTTAAGATAAACTACTTCTTCCTCATAAGGGTTCGTATAGAAAAAAACGACATCACTTGGATGCGTAGTTTTTCCATGAGCCTCAGTTTCACATGGCCAGTTCATATCTTCGCGTGAAGCCCTTTGCCATTTAAACATTGTGAAAACTTTCTGTGTGATGAGATTGGCAACCCTCTGAATTGCTGCTGTTTCGCCACCGGCCATATGCTGCTCCTTTTACTTAAGGTTATTATTAGAGTGCTAATTTTTAGCTTTGGTTTTTAATGCTGATGTGTAAGTTAAATTTATACTTTCTATATCATGCATGTCTATACTGCATGAATCTGCATGAATAAACTCCGTACTCTAAGCATCCCCCGCACCAGTCATGGCGCTCTTTCCAATGGTGCATGCAGTTGCATTAAAAACGGTCCATAAAGCGGGCAGGCGTGGCGGGGATAGCATTGCGCGCGAGGGGGGGCAAACATGTATGCGGAGGCTGCGCCAGCGGCGCGTAGGCGGGAGCGGCGACGATGGATGAATCCGAGGGGCTGAAAAAGAAAAGCCCCGCAAAACGCGTCTGAATGCGTCTGCGGGGCCATGAAACGAGGCGGTGATTTTCGCGGGGGTTTATGGTCGGGCGCGGCGCATTCCTTGCCGCCCGATCATGCTGTTTTTTGCTCCAGTTCATAGGGGCGGAACGTGATCACATCTTCGCCCAGCCAGTTATTAATTTCCTTCAGACGTTCCTGCAGTGGTGTCAGCTCGTTACGGACAAACACCTGAGACGCTTTCACCGCGTCGCCGAACCCGCCGGAGTTGTCTGGGATAATTCCCATCATCTGCGGCGGTACGCGGTGCGCGCTTAACAAATCATCGCGGCTGGCCTTCTTGATGTTAAAGAAATCGTCTTTCGTCGCGACCTCGCTGAGCGGCAGGATCTTAATGCCATCCGGCTTACCGTTCGGCGCGTACATAAACAGATTGCGGAAGTTGCCGATCCCTTTCGTGTCGCGCATCGCCTGTCGCATCCGGTCAACGTCGCTGCTGCTCTGCGCCGCGTCGGTCATATACAGGATGTAACCGGCGTGCGCGCCATTCTGATAATACTTGCGACGGAACAGCGTTGCCGCCTCATTCAGCCAGGCGGAGTTGAGCGCGCTGAGGTATTCCGGCAGGCCGTAAAGCTCCTGATTGATATCCGGCTCCAGCAGGTGAAACACGCTGCCGGCCGAAAATTCAT